AGACTAATTTACGCGTATAATAACGATCATCCATAATCCAATTTTTAATAATACTAGGTAATTCTAATTGCGCTTGTGGGTTAAAACCATAATCGTGATTACCTAAACAATTATACCAGGGCAAGTTAATATGGGCAAAAAGAGATAAAAAATCTTGGGTAATTTGTGGGTCACTTATATTTTGTATACCACAATAATAAAAATTATCTCCTGTATTAATTACAAATTTTGAATTAGAACTATTTGCTATTTTATACATTGAAACAGCTGTATTTTGAGCATTTTTTAAATGATATCCACCGAGAGCAGCACCTCCCCAATCACCTACACTAATAAAATGAATATCGCAAAAACTTAACGATATTAATGATAATAAAAATATAATATTTATCATATTAATTATTATTTATATTATTTATTTTTTATATAGATATCTAAATGAATATCAATCTCATTTTTATGAATAATATTTGTAATTTTACGGTAATATTTTGTTTATTTTTCAATTCAATCTTGTGTATTTTTAGAATAAAACTAAATAAATTGTTAATTTAATAAAATTCTAGGCAGACGGTTGGTCTTAAGACCATGTTAAAACGAGGTAAGGATTAATATTATTAAAATGCTGATTTATAAACAATATTAATAAATATTTGTTTATTGTATATAAATGATAAATCGTTCTAAAAAAACGGATAGTAAAAAAGTAATCTCAAAGCGTAATATAATCGGTGGTAATCCATTAACAGAAGGTAGTCTTTGTAGGGAGATAACTACCTTGAGAGGACAAACTGATACGATATGGAAAGTCGAGTTTCACCCTTCATTACCTCTCTTAGCAAGCGCATCAGAAGATAATACTGTGAAAGTAAGACAACTTTCAGAAGACCGCTTATCAGTAACCGATGTAGATACATTATATGGACACACCGGTGATGTTTTTTCAATCGCGTTTCACGCAACATTACCTATATTAGCATCTAGTAGTTTTGACAAAAAAGTAAAACTATGGCTTATTTCATCTGTTCCGATAAGGTGCGTGACTACTTTAGAGGAACATGATGAGACGGTTCATTCTATCGCATTTCACCCGAGTGATTCACTTTTAGCAACCTGCAGTGACGACGGCGTTATAAAATTATGGAGAATATTCCCCGACAACTCTTACTCAGCAACCTGTATTGAGACTTTGAAAACGGATCCATATGAGATTTTCTATATTGCTTTTCATCCAACGATGCCCATTTTTGCTACGGCCCACGGTTTGGCCCATGTCAAATTATGGCATTTGTCCCCAGAAGATACTTCATCAAAATGTATAGCGACATTGGAAGGACACACCCGTGGTGTTGAATGTGTCCAGTTTCACAAAAACGGTAATTTATTAGCAACTGCCAGCGACGATAAAACTGTGAAATTATGGCGACTTTCCGACGATTTATCTTCAGCAAGCTGTATAGCAACCTTGGAAGGGCACACTGACTGTGTTACCGATGTGAAGTTTCATCCAACCGGACCCTTTTTAGCAACGAGTAGCAGCGACAGGACACTGAAAATATGGCGGCTGTTAAAAGACAATTCTTCCGCAATCTGTATTGATACCTTGAAAGGGCACACTTCATATAATCATAGTGTCGCATTTGATTCAACTGGTAAAATATTAGCATCCGGCTCATCCGACAGTACCGTAAAACTGTGGGATTGTTATAAATTATCTACAGAATACCGTCGAAGATTTGACTTAACCCATGGAAGTCTAGCTACATCACTAATAGGAAAAATAACAGAATCTCCAGCAGTTCTAACTCACCAATCTTATATGAGAAGTTTACTACAGCAAAGCATAGGAAATGTTCTAAAAATAAATACTCAAGCTAGTAGAACCAATGCCGATACGATTAAAGCTGAAAAATATTTAGAACTAGAACATCATCAAGTTCAACCTATAATAGATGTTGATAAGTCTGAAGATATAGCTAAATCCCATGGTGGCGGCAGGAGTAGAAAAAAATATAAGAATAAAATATCAAGAAAAAATATTTTATAATAAATAGATTTTAGCTAAATATCTTTTAATATATACCTTAATAATTTAACGAAAATTGAGGTGTCAAAATGCGGTAAGGGTAAAGATTTGAAACATTTTTCAATATCATACCATTTACTAATTAGTGCGCTCTTGTCCTTGCTGTCGGTTGCCAAGAATTGTCCGCTTGGATGGAAAGTGACAGAATGAACATACCCCCTGTTATACTACTTATTTTCCTACAAAGCCTACCTTCTATGGGATTCCCAACTTTTTACTATTAATATAATAATTGAACATATTTTATAGATGTATTTACTCTTATTTTCTATTTTATTTATGTTTTATATACATATCTAAATTAATATCATCCTCATTTTTATGAATAATATCTGTAATTTTACGGTAATGTTTAGATAATTTTTCAATTAAATCTTGTGTATTTTTTACATATACCTGACCATTCGATAATCTTTTTGTACAATAATAATCCTTTAAACGGTATAACCCAGATATTATTTTATTTAGTAATCCATGATTTAACTGAAGTAATTGATAATTTTGTATATTATTATCTAAATCAAAAATACATATTTTATCTAAATAATTTCCGTAACTATTGATACTCTTTTCTAAATAGGTCATTACATTAACATTGTTATCTCTTTTAAATTTACGATATATCCAACGAAAACAATAAGGATGTTGGACAGTTAAATTATTATTTCGGTCTATAGCCAGTTTATCATGAATATTATATTCATAAATAGCAATAAAATTGTCATTAAACATACCAAATTCTTTATATAATATTTCCATATTTTCCATATATAATATTAAATTATGTTTAAAATATTTAATATTATATATATATAATGGATAGAAAATATGAATGGCCTTACTATGGTATAGATATTCCACCTGGTTTACTAAAATCGGAAACTAAAACATATAATATATTTAAACCACCGTGTATTGATTTAGAGAATTGTATTAGTAATACACACTTTACCGTTCCAAAAAAAAGATGCAGTCTTCAAAAGGGTATTATTCTTCCACACTATACCACATTTAATAAACAAACAAGACAAGCCGAAAGAACATATTATTTTCCTGAAAACATCGATGATCCAAAAATATGTGATAATATGATAAATTATACTAGTAAATTAGAAAGCGCTGATAAAATATGTGATAAACAAAATAATAGTTGTTATATAAAAATAAGTAGAGAATTTCCTGATGTATTTACTCAAATATTTGAAATCATAAATGAATTAGAACAAATATTAGATTACTTAAAAGAATATTGTCAATCACCAGATAAACAAAGAAATGAAGTTTTAGAAAGACGTATTAATAATATAATATTATCATATGATCACTCTAGACAAAATATGCTTTATAATGCCAGTGATAATTATTTAAATGCTCCTATTGATTCAACAAGAGTATATTTTACAAAATTACATACTAGATTAATAATAGATAGTGCTGAATATCGTAATAAAAATGAATATATGGAGTATATCAAACAACTATTAATAGATAAATATATTTTTCTTTCTTATTTCATTCAATTTATTATTGAACAACCTGTAAATGTTGAAAAAGAAATTTCAAAAATACATGATTTGGTAGTGTGCGTTTCAGCAGATGAACTGTTTGTTCCAGCAAGTGCTAAAAATATATTTAGTGATCTGGTTCAATTTAATAGTGATGAAGGTAGTCCAATGTCAATGTTAGAACAAGGAATATCCGCGTCGGGTAAAGCTGTCGTTTTTGAAGAACAATCGTTAAAACAAGGAAAATTGTCTAGAGTTTCCGAACAACCGAATCGTGGTCAATCGGAAGAACAATCTTTAGAAAAAATAGTTAAGGAACGTAAAAAAATGATTAAGGCTGGTGTACAAGAAATGTTACAATATAATATTAATGAAAATTATGTATTAAAATATATACATACACAACCTATTCCAATTGAAACTATATATTTTATAAAAAATAAATGTGATGAATTATTAGAAATGATTGGTCTTTTTGAACAATCGTTAGGTAAACAGGAGAAACAACTTATTCCTATAGATAATAAGAATAAAATTATTAAAACTCGTGATTTAACAGATATTCTATTAATTTATTATGCTTATCCATTTGTTGAAATAATCATTGAACCTTTATTACAATTAAATGATTACCAATTACAATTTTTAAGTGAATTTTTTTATAAATTCGAATCAAAATTTTATAATAATTTTCTTCAAGGTTCCAAAAAAATTAAAAATAAAGTTGAAATTTTTACTAAGTTATATAACCGTATTAAAGATTCTTTATTTTACGATAAAATATGTTTTTTGATAAGTTTTAGTATTATTTCCGCATATAATACAAAAATGATAGAAAATATTACAAATGGATTACCCTCTTTACATGAAATTAGTGAAGCGAATATCCAAATTGTTAGAAATGTTATACTGATTTACCAAGAAATTAAAATCAGTAACCAAACATATGATTTAAATACTGGTATACTTAGTATATGTAGGGATATTCCACTAAATGTTCTTCACCATAAAATTGATAATCAACTTGTAAAAAATAATCCTTATGATATATTGGGTTTACCACATAACTCAGAATATCAAATAGTGAAAACAAAAATATTAGACTTGCTAAAGACAAATCCTACACTTCCAAATTTACAGCATGCTAAAGAATTATTTAAAACAGTAACAAAAAAAAATGAATTTGATAGTAAAATACAACAACATAATTCAATGGTAATGATTTTTTGTAAACACCTCTATTATATAATAAATAATATCATATATAAAATACTAAATTATGATAATCCAACATATGGCCTATATATATTTAGTATGAATGAAGTAATTTTAATTACTGAAATATATTGTAATGAAATACTTTATCCATTATTTGCGCAGAAAGTTAGGTTTTTTTTAACTATTTTCAATAAATTAAAATTGGTTAACAGTGAACGTATAGAAAAAACAAATCAAGAAATCTATGCTGAACTAAGAGATTATATTCGTCAACCATATGAATTTTCTCATGAATTTAATATTCATATTACATTATTAGATAAATGTTTAGATGCATTAATTACAATGGATAATATGAATCAACTTAATAAAGATGACCCAGAAAAGGAAAGATTACATACACAATTTCGTCATCAATATGATGAAATAACATCTTATTTAAACGCAAATAGAAAAAAAATTGAAACTTTTCAATAGATAGATATTTTTAACACCAATGATTATTTACAATTTCATACTAAAAAAAATTTTTATATTATTATTAATTTTTTTTATTATATTTTAATACATAATTCTATATTCTATCTGTTTGTTTTATTCTATATAATACTTTTCGATATTTACTATTTACATAATATATATAATATTTATTATAATATATAATGGCTGGAAAATATGAATGGCCTTACTATGGTATAGAGATTCCACCGGGTCTAATTAAGTCTGAAACAAAAACATATGATATATTTAAAGAACATTGTAAGGATATAGAGAATTGTATTACAAACTCACACTATACTATTCCTAAAACAAGATGTAGTTCTAGAGAGGGTATCATTCTTCCACACTATACAATGTATAACAAACAATCTGGAAAGGCTCAAAGAACTTATTTTTTTCCTGAAAATATCGATAATCCAAAAATATGCGATAATATGATAAATTATACTAGTAAAATAGAACGTCATGATAAAATATGTGATACACAAAATAATAGTTGTCGTATAACAATAAGTAGAGATGATATTCCAGATGTATTTACTCAATTATTTGAAATTATAAATGAATTAGAAGAAGTGTTTAATTTCTTAAAAACATTTTGTGAAACATCAGATAAACAAAAAAATCAAAATTTACAAAGGCGTATTGATAATATAATATCATCGTACGACATAAATAGACAAAATTTACTATATACTACATGTGATACATATTTAAATGCTCCTATCGATTCAACAAGAGTATATTTAACAACATTACACACTAGTTTAATAATAGACAAAGCTGAATATAGTAATAAAAATGAATATATGGAGTATATTAAATCTATTTTAATAGATAAATATATTTTCCTTTCTCATTTAATTCAATATATTATTGGTCAACCTGTAGATATTAGTAAAGAAGTTACAAAGATACGATCTCTAGAACATTGTCTACCTGATATAGCAGATGTATCGTTTGAAACCAGTAAAGGTATGTATAGTTCTCTAGCTATATCCGATAGTGATGAAGGTAGTCCGCAAGCAGATATAGAGCAAGGTATATCTAGTGAGGCTAGAGTATCTGATACACCCTTATTACCAGAAAGGAAAGTTTTGGAGGTTCATCTAAGTGAACAAGCATTATTAGAACAATCAATTAAACAAATACATAATAAATTGAAAAAACGTATAAAAGATATATTAGAACTCAAGATTAATGAAGATTTCGTATTTGAATATATTAAAAATCCAATGATTGATATCGAGATAATATATAATATACGTAATGAGTGTGACGATTTATTATTATCTATTGAAGATTATATATCAAAAATGGGTGAAAAGGACAAACCGATTATCTCTGAACAGAATAAAATGAACATTCAAAATACACGTGATTTAGCTAATATTTTATTAATTTATTACGCATATCCAAATTATCAATCAATCATTGGACAAATTTTAGATTTAAATGAAAATCAAACCATTTTTTTAAATAGATATTATTACAGATTTGATAAAAGATTCTATTTAAATTTTGTTCGAGCAACTGATGATAAACAAAATTATGTCAGACTATTTGATAGAATTAGACATTCTAATTTTTTAAACATAGTTTGTTTTTTGTTGATTAGTAGTATTATAATACCCAATATTGATATTATAATAAAAAATATAATAAATGATTTAGACCCTTTTACCGGTATATCTAAAACAAAGGATATTATCGAAGTATTTAAATATTATATAGATATCAATGTAGAGCTTAATAAATTTAATTATAATGTAGCTTTAATTGAAATGTTATTAACTATATATGACTGTATCATAAAGATAGATAAACAATTATGTGATGTAAAAAACAATCCGTATCAAATATTAGGATTACCCGATTATACAGACTTTAGACAAGTAAATATTACAATACTACAACATATTAAAAATGGAACCGCAACACCAGATATAATGGAAGCTAAAAAAATATTAGGAACTGACAAAAAAAAAACTGATTTTGATAATAGATTGAAACAAAATGAAGAAATTTATATAATTTTTACTAGATGTTTAAATAGAATAATCATAAAAATGTTAGAAAATTTATTACAATCTCAAAATTTATATTATGAATTATTTCAATATACTGTTGATAATATTATTTCAATAATTGAAAAATATAATAATGATTTGGGTTGTCCTATATTTAAAAATAGAATTATATATTTTTTAGATATTATTAAAAATTTAAAATTAATTCATAATGATCATGTAGAACTAACAAATTTAGAAATTTATAAAACAATCATAGACCATATAAATCAACCTTATCCATTTAGTAATGAAATAGAAAAAGAAGTGCTTATATATAATTTATATTGTAAAGCTTTAATAACAAAGGATAAATTAGACAATACAAATAAAACTGAACCTGAATGGCAACATTTATATGAACAACTTAATACAGATATATCAGCTATACCATCCAGATTTTAAACAAACGAATATCTATAATCATATTTATAAACATTTATTTTACATAAAATAATAAATTGGTAGAACAGAGATGATTCGTTACATAGTTTAAAAAAAATATATATCATTATAAATATTTGATACATCTAAATCATAATGTAAGTTAGCAATCTCTTTTATTACATTTTTTTGTTTATTATAAAAATATATAGAATTGTTTTTTAATATAAATTGTATTTTATCTTTATTTGTATGATTTGATATAATATAATTATAATTTTCATCTGATATTACATATTGATTTAAACCATTAACATAATCGATTATTAATCCGTGATATAATAATTGTCCAGTTAGTTCATCATTAATTAATTTATCAAATACCCTCATATTTTTTCTACATAATATAGCTAATTTTTTTGGTGGAATATTATTAATTAAATTAATAAAATGTAGTAAATATAATATGGGCATTCATATATATTTATAACTATTCAATTTTTTTATTTAGTTTTTCAATTAAGAATTGAAAAATGTGTTCTCTATTCAATTCTATTTCAGGTAAATAATTAGATAATTCGTCAATACAGTCTAAGCTATTAACAAAACCACCTAATAATAACAGTAATATTAATTGAATTATATCTTCTCTAGTATATTTATTTGACATATTATCTAATATTGTTTCCATTTCAGTATTAGTTAATATTGGATTACGTAAACATTGAATTACTGTTTTGTTATTATCATATCTATCACAATGTGCTCCAAAGTTAAAATAATATTCATATTCATATCGATGTGTTTGACCGCAAGGTTTGTGTATTTTAATGGGTATATCTTTATCAAATAGACGAATTTCTTGATTCGATTCTAATACATTACCCCCCGCATATCTTTCATATTTTACTATATAATCGCCTTGTAATACATATTTTTCTGGAATATATAGTAAATAATGACCATTTTGATAATGGGTTTTAATACTTTTTAAAACTAATTCTTTTAACATGCCTACAATCTGTTCTATAAATATAGGTAAGGTATATAACATATTCAATTTTTTTATCATATCATTTTTCAATCAATTATCTATGATATAAATTATTTTATTATGATAAGATATATATATATGGATCAATTTATGAATTATAATCTTATTGATACGCGTGCATATAACAGAGATTTATATCTAGATATCTTTGAAACGCTACACAATGTTGATGATATTCCACCTTATCCAGGATGGCCACAAGATAATCAATATTATAATAGGCATATGGATACATTTATGGATGATATGCAGCTATTATTAGTGAATGACAGAGCATTATTTGACCAAATTGCGAATCGTATACAATCTAGAAGAAGAGGTCCATCTGAATTAAGAGATAGAATTAGAGCATTAATTGGACCACAAAATCCACCACAAAATATTAGGGCAGTTGGTGGGAGACGTCGTTCAAGAAGGAGTCAACGCCGATCACATCGAAAATCAAGAAATAATAGAACATTATAATATATAAATTTTTATCATTAAAATTTATATATTAAAATATGGGAAACAGTTGTATTCAAAATACAATTATAGAAAAAAATAATATAGATGATAAATATGTTTTGAATAAAAAAACAATTCATATTTGGCCAGAATTACAAAATCAAAATATTCATCTTGTTACATCAATTTTATCTAAAAAAGGCTATAAAGTTAAAATAATAGAACATAACGATTGTACTTGTAAACATATTCAATATAATCGAATTTTATTAACTGTTGAAAAGGGAATAGTAAAAAATATTCCAACAAATGGTTAAAATACGTTTGATATATATATTTTTTTGAAAGATTTGTTCTTTCCAAAAAATGCATTAACCTAATAAATATTGTGGTTTATATTATACTAAATATATTCAAGGGTTGTCCTGTATATATTTATTTTTTTGATAAAATAGGTATTATTATATTTGTATCCTTGTGACTAAACGTGATTTAGATAATAAACATTTATATAGAAAACCTATTTATTATATATACATGAATGAGCTAAAAAATATTCAGATCATAAATAGTTTTGACCCTATTCATATAGATATAAATTCAATATATTTTTCGAATAAGGAATCATCTGTTCGTTCTATATCAAATAATACGTTTTGTATTGCTTTAAGTAATGTAGGGTACAGAGGTGTAGCTGGAAGTTTAAATAATAACGGATTATGGTATACTAATAATGGAGGAAAAAACTGGATTGTATCAGAAACAAATAAATTTGGTAATTTTACATGTATTTGTATCAATAGTAATGGAAACTATGCTGTAGCAGGTAGTAATAATTTAAATGGTTTATGGTATAGTAACAATGGTGGCAGAACATGGATACATGTAAATATAAATAGTCAATTTAATTCGATTGTAATAAATACAGATGGAACTATTATTTTAGCAGTTAGCAGTAATAATAATGGTATATACTACATTGTGAATAGTGGAATAAACTGGCAAATATCGAATTTTCCAATATCTGGTAGTTTTACTAGTATTGTTATTAGTAGTAATGGAATTAACGGAGTAGTAGGAAGTAATACACAATTTGGATTATTGTATAGTTTTAATAGCGGAAAAATATGGTATAAAAGCACTATTGAAAGAAATCAAAATATATCAGGTAATCAAGAAGTAAACTTGTTATTTACTCAGGAAACTACAATATTTGATACAAGTTATTTTAATACATTAGCAATTTCTAGTAATGGTTCAAATGTTATTGCTGGAAGTAGTTCAAATACTGGATTATGGTATAGTAGAAATGGCGGAGTGACTTGGAGACAATCTCAAACAAATACTACTGGTAATTTTTATACAATTTGTATAACAAGTAATGGAACTAGAGCTATGGCGGCTGATACAAATAATCGATTATGGTATAGTAACGATAGTGGAGTGACTTGGACACAACAAACAAATATAAGTAGTTTTATGAATAGTTCAACAATTTATCCTAATTTTTATAATTCTAGTTTATGGTATAGGTCCCCTTCTAATATAGCATGGAAACCTCCTAATATACCAATACCTTGGATACGAACCTATACAAATACTAGTGGAGATTTTTTTCCTGTTACTAATTTAGCAATTGAATTAAGAGATTCAAGTGAATTGATTCAAATTCAAATGATGGTTTATAGCATTGGACAAATGACGGATATTGACGGTGAAAAAAAAATAGAAATGAAATGTTTATTTTTATTACTTTAAATATAACGCGATGACTAGGTCTGAAAATGCATTCATACAGCTCTACCTATAGAATATCGTTAATACCGTTGTTAAAATGATTCAATTTTATATTAGAAAATGAATTCTTTTAATTGTTTACTAAAAAACTCATTATGAATTTTTTCTATATTATTGTATAATTCTACTTGAAAATGTAAAAAAAAGTAGATTGAAACATTTTGTATATAATTTTTATAATCATTTGATTTTGCTAAGACATCCGTGATATTTTTGGGTAAATCTTCAAATCGATCGATTTTTTCTTCTATCAATAAAGATTTCATATTTTCAAAATTAGAAATATATATTTTAAGTGTAAATGGAGGTATATTTAGACCAAATTTAGTATATCCTACATAATTATAAAGTAATGTATTGTTCATGTAGATAAATAGATTATATATTAAAAATTGATATATATTGTTATATTTTAATAAAAATATACAATATATATTTAAAAATGGGACAAATGACAGATGCTACTTTAGGTGTTAGTGTAAGTGTTCCACTCGATTATAATCATATCGGTTTAATTATGAAATTAATGGAAATTGATAATATTACACTATTGATTTCTGGTTTATTTACTGAACAAGATGAAGTAATTAACGTGGATTATGATGATACATTTGATTTGGATAAATTAGATGAATTAATAGAGTTAAAAGATAAGGAAGAGTTCAAGAATAAATTAAATGATTTAGATATTAAAGAAGGATTAATATTTAATTTCATATATATCTGTGCTGGTATATATGCTAGAAATTTAAGTTTTAGGGAGCATAGTTATGTTTTTCAAAATGATGAACATGATACTACTCCAGAAAATTTAATTAAAAATATTCAAAAAGGAGTAGAAAAATTTAGACAGGCAGGTATTGAAGAAGATTTAATTAAAATTGGTAATACAATGCTAGATGGTTAAATTGTATTATATTAAATTTCACTATAAGTATTTTAATTTTGACTGTTTTCTAAGATAGTATGAAAGGTTTGATTAGATTTAAATATTAAATTTTTCACTTTATCATCCAAAAAAGGTAATACTATTTTTAATATAGAATTAATATGCCATGTAGGATTTACAATAATTAATTTTTTTAAATTATGACTGTATTTTTTAGTTATTAATTTAGCTAAATCT